CGAAGAGTTTTGCATCGAAATTAAGGAGCTAAAATGATCACAGCAGCTCAGTGTAGGGCCGCCCGCGCTTGGCTCAACCTTACCCAGGCCGATCTTGCCGACATGGTCGGATGTCAGAAAAACGTTATAATGGATTTTGAGCGAGGCACCCGCGCTACACTTCAGGCTAACGTCATAGCAATGCAGCATGTCCTTGAAGAGCGCGGCATCGTATTCATTCGCACACCGGAAATCGGTCGCATCGGCATTGAAGGCCCGGAATGAACCAGATCATCATACAGCGCGCCATCCAACCCTGTAGTCAATTCCACAGAGAACGGCCATGAGTATGGACATCGAGGGAAAGATTACGGCGGCCATCATAATTGCCTTGGCCGCAGCAGCTGTACTAGTTGGGATGCACATGATGTGAGTAGCCAATTCCACAGAAAGTGGCTATAATTGTGGGTATGCAAGATCAGACAGACCGCATAGGCCCCACGCCTGAGCGTTACAAACACTCTGGCATCGAGATTCTTGATCGCGCCATACCCGACGATGCTGGTCGCCCATCCCAGCCCTATCGATCGATCGATATTCTCGCTCTGTTGGAACGGCGAAAAGTTATAACGCATGAGATGTGGCTAGCTGGCGATCGGTTCAGATCTACTTTCCGTCGCGCCCAAATTGATCCGCTCAAAGCAGCAGACTGGTTGCACATCAGCGGAGGCAAAATGGAAGCCGCAGCTAGTCGAACGGATAACGCCCGCGAATCGATATGGCGTGCGCTCGTTGCTGTCGGGGGCCTGCATTCCGCAAGCGGCTCGTGCCTATGGCATGTCCTCGGTTGGGAACGCACCCTCAAGGAATGGGCATTAGAGCAAGGATGGAGCGGCCGGCAGGTATCTCAGGACATGGCTCGCGGCATTTTGATCGCCGCCCTCGGCACGCTAGTAGCGCACTACGAACGAAGCCCTTGACAAACTCAGATTTATAGCGCTCCACATAGATAACTTCCCGAAACAATCAGCGGCGATCGTTTCTAAAATTGCGCTCCCCGAATAAGCGGCGACACGCTGCCGACACCTATACACCAGAAATCGCCGAAGCAATATGCGAGCGCATAGCTCAAGGCGAAACACTACGCGCAATCTGTCGCGAGCCAGCCTCGCCGCCACACAATACCGTGCTCGGGTGGATAGAGAGCGTGCCCGGCTTGGCAGACCGATACGCGCGCGCGAGACAACGTCAATACGAGGGCTGGGCTGAGGATATCCTTGATATCAGCGATGACGTTTCTCTCGATCCCAACGACCGTCGCATTCGGGTCGACACGCGCAAATGGCTGCTCTCCAAGCTTCTACCCAAGCAGTACGGCGACCGTGTAGAGGTTAATGCGACAGTCAGCCGTGACCCTGGGGATCTAACAGATGTTGAGCTTGCGCGGATTGCGGCGGATGGGATCACCGCCATAGATAAAGGCAAAGGCTAAACCAAGGCCTACGCGCCGGCTCTAACCTGTTCAAGGTTAGGGTCTGCTGCCATACTATCAATAACATCAATTAGATAGCACTCGATGACGTCGCTAGGGAAGCGATAGGGAAGCTGACTGTGCCATGATCACGCCACAACGAGCGGCAACGGAGCTGCTCGCAAGACGGGCGGCGCGTGTTAGTCTAATAAGCTTCATTGAGCAGGTCTCACCGGAGACGATACCGGCGCGCCATCACCGGCTTTTGTTAGAACATCTCGAAGATGTTGATAACGGGTCTATAACGCGGCTGATGATCTTCATGCCGCCAGGCTCAGCAAAAAGCACTTACGCGAGCATCCTGTTTCCGCCTTGGTTCCTGGGGCGCAATCCTGAGCGATCGGTGATCGGAGCGAGCCATGCCGGAGGTCTTGCTGAACGCTTCGGCCGGCGGGTACGAAATCTCGTTGGATCAAGTGACTTTAAGCGAGTTTTTGGATTTGGTCTTTCGGGCGATAATGCTGCGGCCGGAAGGTGGGAAACTGAGCGCGGCGGAGAATACTATGCTGTCGGTGTGGATGCCTCAGTCACCGGCCGCCGCGCGGACCTTGGGATTATTGACGATCCGGTTAAGGGTCGTGCCGAATCCGACAGCCAAACGATCCGAGACCGCATCTGGGACTGGTACAAGTCGGACTTCTGGCCTCGGCTGAAGCCGGGCGGGCGCATAGTATTAATAATGACTCGATGGCATGAGGACGACCTCGCCGGGAGGCTTATAGCCGAGCAGGAGAGCGGTGGAGAGCGGTGGAAGGTGCTGAGCCTACCAGCTGAGGCTGGGGCGAACGATCCCCTTGGGCGGTCTCCTGGCGAGCTGCTGTGGCCCGAATGGTTCAAGCCGGAGATGTTCGCCGCGGCCAAGCGCGACGTACGGAACTGGTCGGCTTTGTATCAGCAAGAGCCGACCCCGGAGAGCGGCGACTACTTCAAGCAGGAATGGATACGCTGGTATGAGCATGCCCCTCCCTTGGATCAGATGCGCATTTACGGGGCAAGCGATTACGCCGTTACCGCTCAAGGTGGTGACTTCACGGTCCACGGTATCGCTGGTATTGACCCGAGCGACGACCTTTACCTTCTCGACCTATGGCGCGACCAAACCGCCTCCGACGTCTGGGTCGAGAACGGCCTCGATCTGATGGAACGGTGGCAGCCGATCATGTGGGCGGAGGAGAATGCGCAGATCGAGAAGGGCGTAGGACCGTTCATCAATAAGCGCCAAGCCGAGCGGCGACTATTCTTCTGCTACCGCAAGCAGTTCAGCTCAGCTTTAAACAAAGCCACCAAAGCGCAGTCGATCCGGGGGCGGATGGCAATGGGGAAGGTGTATCTTCCGAGACGGGCTCCGTGGTCGACTGATCTGGTATCGGAGCTACTCCGGTTCCCGGCAGGTAAAAATGATGATCAGGTGGACGTGTTGAGCCTGTTCGGACGAATGCTGGACAGCTTGATACCCGGTCAAGTGGCAAAGAGCGCGGAGCCGATGCGGGGTGCGAATGAGATGACATTGGATGAGTTGTGGGAGCGCAGCCGGCCGAAGCGGGGTCGGGAAGCGGAGTACATCATGTGATACTACGGCCACGTTATGCTACGAACGCGGCCCTCAAGATCATCCAGTCGTTTGGTAATGGCATCGAGATCAGTCTTTGTTGCGGGTAATTCCTGACGACCATCAATAAGATAGTTGGTGGCTAGGCAATGCGCTCTGATTACCTCGACGCAGGCATTGATCCATATGCTGCGCGTCTGCGGGTCATTCAGTCCGGCTCTATCGGCTAGCCAATTGGCTGAGCCTTCTATTGTGGTCATACCTATTCCTTCGGTTGGTCGAGAGACGGAAGACATCATGTGACTACCGCGAGGCAGGCCCAATTAAAGCCGCAGATCATCAGCGCGCCCAATAACCACACGGCGAATGTTATCCAGCTGACGATGGCAAATATCCAAAGCCAGTCTCCTAGCTCGCTCATGGACAATACGCCGTCGCACCAAACTGTTGATGGCAAGCTTCTTGGCGCAACAGCTCCTCAATGTGATCAAGACGCTTGTTGATGGCGTCTATGTCGCCCTTCGTGGCGGTCATACCGCGGCCGCCATCAAATTGCCAATCCTCCGGCGGGAGCTGCAGCGACAGCTGATCTGCCGACACGACACCTGACCACGCGTGTGGAACGCCGCCGACATGGATCATCGTATCAAAACACTCAGTAAACCCTGGATCACACGCAACCTGACCAGCCAGCAACTCACTCGACCACGCGTGCATCGCAAGCACTATCGCAAAAGCGAACCGCGGCATCATTGGTTTCCCTCTCATCAGGTAACGTCGACCTCAAGGGCGATGAGGAGTTGAATTGCAGCGCGTTCTTCTGCGCGGGTTCGTGCTCCCCAGTAAGCCTCTTGCGCCACCGCTATAAGGCGCGCTTGTCGGAAGCATTGATTGCCCGTTGCGAGCCGCTTTGGGCACCAGTTTTGAGGAGGCTCTTGGCATATGGAACACACGTTCATGTCTGTTCCTTCTGGTTGGCGCGCCGGAGCTTCATCTTGCGGCGCATCACTTCGTTGAAGAACGGTTTCAGCTCGGCGTCCGTCATGGTTTTAGGATCTCGATCAGCTGACGTGTCTGTTCGTGGTGTAAGCGGAGCGCTAACTGGGTGGTTCTGGCGCCTTTCGCCCAGGGTGTCATCCCATCCATGAGTTCGGCGAGGCCCATCATTAATGCCATTTGGTTGCCCAGAATAGCCGCGAGTAGGGATAGGCTCTGCTCTTCGGTCGTCATCAGTCTTCTCCTTTTGGTGAGCGGGTAATGGCGCGGTGTCAGTCTTGTCATGGGCGAGGCTCATATCCGTTTTGCTATTCCGGCTATGAGACGTTGGGACCGCTGAGGGGTCGCCGCGCGATGCGTCAGGTTGAGTTGCCATGTCCGGAATGCAAAGGCCTTGGTGAACGGCCGAAGGCTGACCGATATCAAACTGGGCTGGAACCGGAACGTCCTCCCACACATGCGGGGAGCGCGGCCAATGGGGATTCTTACACAGACGACAAATCGGGGGTTTCATGATTGGCGTTGATAGCACGGCGGGATGTTAATAACAACCCGCTGGTCTTTGGCGACGATCTGTGCGGCGCTGGCGCTCTGCGCTGGTCGGGTGGACGCACAGGAGCCGGTCCCGAATGAAACGATGGTGATCATGAAGGCCGATTATGGGCGGTTGGGGGCGGATATTTCGGTCCTCCTTGGGCAGAAGGATAACGAGATCGCGACCCTGAAGAAGCATGCCGCGGATTTGGACACCTACCTGAAGGCCTGCGGCGATAAGCCGGGATGCACGGTGGCGGTGCAGTGACCCGCAAACCTCTGGTTTTTGCTGTCCTGGGAGTTCTGGCCGGTTGCCCGGCTTTCGCGCAAACAACCGAATGCTCGACACCGTACCTGCTCCAGAATGGCACGATCGCTGATGCAAGTCAGGTGATGGCCAACCTCAACACGTTGAGCGCATGTATGGGAACCGTTCCGCTGGTGATTACGATGTCTGGCACTCCGCCGCCGCAGCATGGTCTGTCGATCGATCTGCGGACGACGATTACCGGCGTGAACACCACGGGCCCCACAACCGCCAATCTCCTGCATGGCATCAACAACGGTGTTCAGGGCGGCAGCAGCCAATTCGCCAGCACTTTGTTAGTGGAGCATGAGTTCGGCGGGTCGACGGTAACGGGCGGCCAAAACTCCCTTGAGGTAGACGGGTATTTCGACGGAGGCGCTACTAGCGTCGGAAATGGCAACCGCAATTATGTCGGTGGTTTCTTTCAAATGGTCGCGTTTAACGGTGATGGCGGTACGGACCCCACTACGGCAGCGACCTCCAAAGGCGGCATTTTCGGGATGAACCCGTTCGGCGACGCCAAGGTGGGTATAGCCTTCAGTAATGTGACGGGCGGAGAGGTCAATGTGGCTCTCGAAACCGGCACGAGCGCGTTCGAGAAGACCGGA